TTCTCTGGGCCTCTGACTTTACTAATCCCATTCTTTATGTCCTCTCCCTTCTTACGCATGGCAGCTATCACATACTCCACGTTGGGATTTACTCGTTTCCACATTACGCGGCTTTGCCGGTATGCTTCCGGTCTTTTCTTTCCAGGTACAGCTTTACCAACGTGTAGATATGGCGAAGGAATAGGCTGTCTTCTATGTGACTTATATTCTGGATGATGTACTGCTTTACATGTTTGTTATTCATAGGCTATCTCCTTTAAATTTCAGTTTTACACAGATTCATATGATTCTTTCAGCCTTTCAAAGTTACATGAATCCATAATATTTGTCATAACTACAACGGTCATTGTGTTTATTTCATGCATAGTTTTTCCAAGTTTAACACTTTGTGGCATCACCTTACTGTTACGGACAACTGCAAATAACGCTAACTTATATTTTTCTTCTTGTGACATTTCGCACCTCAATCTTAATTTACACATTTACACCGTGCTCTTTCAAAGCCTGTGTCCAAGTTTCTTTTATCTCCTTCGGGCAATGCGCCATAGCATCTGACCATGTAGGCCAACGCCCGTGCTGATCATAGAATTTATACTGATATGCAAGGCTATCCCGATTGTGCGGCTGCTCCGGGTCATGCTTTACTGCACATTCCGGACAAGTTCCCTCCGGTGTTTTACCAAGCAGTGCCATTCCATATATTTTTTTCAAATATCCCATATCTCTTCTTTCTCCTAAGATTTTAAAACTCAGTTACTCCATCCGGGCCTTCCAGATCTGCAGTATTGTCTTCGTACTCGCAC